TAAATCAACTGTTAGATTAAATGATGGTTGAAAGTATGGTAAGATTTGCTCGACAATTTGTAGAGCATCATCATTTAATTTTGCAAGTATGTTTAATTCAAATCCAATATTATATGGAACAGGCATAAAAACTTTTTTTATATTATTCCCATCAGATGCTTTAAATGTTTGAGTAATTCCAGTTTTTCTTGAAGAATCATATGATACATTATTCATCTCAAATGACATTCGAGGAAGAGTGATCCCAACTGGTTTATTCAAATCTGCCTGTTGTTCCAATCTTGCAAGAAATTTTTGTGAAGGACCATATGCTAAAGGAACTTTTAATTCACTATAAGTATTACCTGCACTGTCATCATGACGAATACTAATAGAATTAAAAAGTGTTCCAAAAGTAACAATTGTCTTTCTAATTATTTCGTGATAGTAATAAGTTCCTAACATTAAAATGTACCAAATGGATTATTTTCTGAGAAATCAATGATTGCATCAGCTTCTGTTTCGATTTCATCACCTTTATCATATTTATCAGCAAATTCTGCAGACTCAATAAAATCAACGGTATAACTTGCGGATGATGCAGATCCAACTATTACATCACCTGCAACAAAATTTCCATTTGTTGTTCCCAGTTTTAATGTGTTTGTAACTACATTCCAAGATTTAACTCTTGCTGTTGCACTTGATCTTGATCCAGTAACGATTTCGTTAAATTTGAATGTTCCAATACCTGTAATTACTGGTGGAGCAGAGACTGTTGCAATCCCAGTTCCACTAGTATATCCAATACCAGCATCAGAAATTAATACCTGTGTGACTGTATTTGCAGCACTAACTAAAACTCTTCCTGTAGCAGTTCCAACTCCAGATATCGGAGTTCCGAAGAATAAAGTTGGTGCTATTGGATATCCATCTCCTGCTGATGTAATTGTCACTGTTCCAATACCAGCAGAATCTGTGACTAGTAAAGCAGTTCCTGCTGCACCTACTCCATGAGTTGTTGATCCTACTCCAATAGTGGTAGATGTTGCACTTATAATTGTAACAGTTGGTGTAACAGTGTATCCAGCACCAGCATTTGTAAGTAATATTTCTTTTACTGAATTAACACCATTTATTGATGTTGTAATTGCAACAGCAGTTGCATCAGTTCCACCTGCAGGTGCAGTTCCTATTGCTACAGTTGGAACCTTATCATAATCATATCCATCCTCATTGAGAAATATTTTACGAATATATCCAGATGTAGTGGATACACCCAACGTAGCTGTGGATCCACTGGATAATAATTTAAGTGTAGTGATATATCCTTGATCTGCAAGTGCATCATCAATACTTTCATTGGTGGTGCTTAATTGTTCAACACCTCCAAACTCATCTTCAAGTTCATATAGTTCACATCTAAGTTCGTAAACATAATTTTTACCTAATTGATAAAAAGGTTTTTCATGCTCTACAAATTTAACTTCAAAAAATCTTTGTCCTAATGGGAAGAAAATTAAATCACCTTCACTAGGTCTACTTGTAACCTCAATCTCACCATCTGGTGCGCTGACTAAAAATGGAGAAATAAAGTCTTCCCACCTTTCTCTTGAAATAGTTATTATTAACTCATCTTTCAAACTCATACCAAACTTTGTCATAATATCACCAGCACCACCATAACCATCAAAAGTATTCACATATGCTTCTATTGCATAGTTATCATTGAATGTTGAAGATTGAATTTCCGTAAAAATACTATCTTTATTAACAATTTTTCGAGGTAGATACATTACCTCAACACCATAAATTTTTAACTGTTCATTAATTAAGTCCTGAACAAGTCTTTGCTCACTTTGTGATCCTTGTAGAAAAAAGGGATTTAACGCCATTATAATTAACCTATAAAATCAAGAGGAGGCATTTCATACTCTTTCACAATTCTCTCTCTTATTATATCCATTTCTTTCTCCGCATCATCATATATTTGTCTTCCATTTAATTCTAATCCACCTGGTAATTTGACACCCTGAAACTTTATAAGATTTTGCCCCCACTGTCTTTTTATAAGTGTGGTAAGATATAATTTTACAAATGGATCATTGTATATTTGTGTAAATGAATCAGGATCTAAAGCACGGTAACAGTCAAGAACAATAAAACTATCTACTTCTTGTGAAGACCAGTCAATATCAAGATATAGTCTGTCTTGTCTTCTATTAAATCTAATTTGTTTATCAGTTGTTAGTAAGAAATCTATATCCTCCAAATAACTTTTTGTCATAGCATATTGTAGAAGATTTACTGAATTAAAGTAGTATAAGTCATTTAAAAATAATTGATACTTAATACTAAACATACCACCAGATATTGAACTAGTATCAAATTTAAATACTTTTTCTACACCAATTACCGAATCTGGAACTTGAATAAAGTTAGACGTTTCATAAAAATTTGATGTAACTGTTCCTAGACCACTTATATTTGTAGAATTTACAGTGGTGGTTACAATTCCAACTCCAGAAGTTCCTGATGCCTTCCCCCTATCAATATCATCCTGAGTAATTTTATATTTTAAATACATTCTTTCAACACCTTCATAATTTCTTTCTTGAAAATATTGAATGGTGTCATCAACTAAATCATCTACCTGATCATCATCTACGTTTACTTCTAAAACTGGTGCACCCAATTTTCGAAAACAATAGTCAATAAGTCCTTGTCTAGTACTTGGTTTAGCCATTAAAATGCACCTCCATCTATTAATCCAGCAGTAAGTGTTCCATCTACAAAAACATTGTTAGTAAATGTTGCTATCGCACCAAATGTAGCAATACCAGCAGTTACAATTAATCCTCCAGTGTTAATCCTTATTCCAGATCTAGCAGTAATAAGACCCACAGAATCGACATTCGTTACATCTTCATAAGTAAGTGTTCCTGCAATAGAAACATTACCCTTAAATTCAGCAAGACCTGTAAAAGTAGATAATCCTGTGATATTTAGATTTCTTGCATCAAATTCATCAAAAGTTAAATCACCTCCGACAAATAAATTTCTACCAACATATAAATCACTAACTGTGGTAGTAATTCCTGTAAAGGTAGAAACACCAGTTACATTTAATTTATCTAATGTAGCACCACTATTTACATTTAAACCAAGATTGGCATTAACAGCAGATGAAAATGTAGAAAGACCAGTTACAATTAATTCACCAAGCTTTAAACTAGATAGAGATGATATTCCAGATACATCCAGTGAAGTAACTGATGCAATACCACCAATTACATTTTTAGAAGTAACAGCGCTGATTGATCCACCACCTGCACTGGCAAGTATTTTTACTGCATCTGATTGTCCGACCCTAACTTTAATAGGCATTATCGAGTTACTCCCTCCCTTACGAGCACAGATCCCTCTACAACTCTTGTTTTTTCACTTGCTGCATTTGTTATCACAATATCATACACATATCGACCTGGTTTAGGCACAGCAGATGCTGTTGCTGATAAACTGATCAATACTTTACCTGCTGCAGCATCTGACACTAATGTAGTAAAATCATGTTTTGTGCTACTTCCAGCATGTTTTCTGAATTGAGCTGCTACTGTAAATCCATCTAAATTTAAGGGAGCAGAATCATCACTCTCTGCCAACTCAAAAGTTTGACTAAAAGTTGATCCTGCATTTACAATTAAATTCGAAACATATACGGCTGCCATCTACTTAAAATAATATTTTCTAATTATATTTATGTCTTATTATTGCCATCTACTAAAATTTTAAGTAATGACTTAATTTCATCTATATCTTTTTTCATATTATCAATTTCACTTTTTTGATTTTTTCTAATCTCTAATGATTTTACATATTGAGAATATCCATGATCATCACAATTGATAATTGCATTTGTTGTTGGATCTCTATAAAGATGTGTGTGTCCTTTAACTCTTATCATTTTACTGCAATGGTTCTTAGTGAGGATATTCTTGGTGGTTGTGCTTGATTTGTTCCTGACATAACTATTTTAATAGTGTATCCTGTAAATTCAGGTAAATTGTCAGCAGTAAATTGATATTCCTTCATGTCAGATTCAGTAACATTAATACCAGAATTTGGAGTTACACGACTATCAGGTCTACCATCATTTCTTGATGTATCGACTACTGTAAACCCATCATCATTAATAGTAGTTATATTTCTAAATCCAGGAAATAGTTCAAATGCCTGTTCAATCTCACTTGAATCTGGTCTAATTAAACTATATAAAACCCTAAAGTCAGATGATGCTGGTCTAAATGCCGACAATATAACTTTTAAAGAAGTTGCAGGTTTTGTTAATGAAACAGTGTTTGAAACATATATTGCAGCATGTGGGTCATCTAAAATTGAATTTACTCTGCTATCATCAGCATAGTTATCAAGACCAATAGGATTGTTTAACCTATTACTTATAAATTCTGTAGATGAACCTCTATTAAGATAAACTACTGGTGATATATTTTCATCATTACTTGTTAGATTCAAAACTGTGGTGAATGATTTAGATGATGGTAAAGCAGATAAATATTGATCTTCATTTACTTTTGAAGCAACAACCTGAATTGTATCTAAAATATTCAAAGTATTAAGTTGTACACTTTGAAATCCTTCATCAACAAATGATTTTTCACTACCATCAACACTTGTTCCTGTAACTGTTCTTATCGTGGCATCTATGCCTGTTCTAGCACCAGATATACCTGTGGGGGTATCTATCTCATATCTAGGAATTAAAGACCCATACAAGATATTCTGAGATGCTTTAACGTCATTTCCACCAACAAATGATTCACTTGTAAATGATAATTGTGGTTCAGTAGCAGAATCAACTGATCTATTTTTTCCGTTTGTTGATCTATCAAAAGAAACATAGTAATCATCAAGACCAGATAAAGAAGAATTAGAGACTTGTCTTGTTCCAACCTCCAATCTTCTAATAGATACACCACCAACTTCGTGTTTTCTAACTATAGAATTAATTCTGTGATCAGTAACAATAGTATTGTCAACACCTCTCTGATTTCCAGATACAGTTGCAATATTTAGAACACCATTTCCAATAGCTCTATATCCAATAATTTCATTTCCAATTTTGACATAACCTGTATTTGCTGCTCCAACAGCAACACCTTCAAAATTTACAAATTGTGATGTAGATCCAACACTTATAACAGCAGATTCAGTTTTTAAAAGTGCAGAACTTAAAATAGTAGGTGTTGTATCAGATTCAATATCTATAAATTGAACTTTGCTATCATCAGAATACATACCATGATTAAAATGAGAAACATTAATTACGTTACCTGAATTTATTCCACCAGTAAATACGACTGTATTATCACGAATCTCACCTGTTGCTCCCATTGCAACCTTAGTCACTGTTCCTGCTGAAAGTTCATCAAAATATTTAATTTGAGCAGCATTTTTAAATGATGTGGTATCCCCTTGTATATTTGTTAGATATAAAGTATCAACACCTTGTATGGCTGAAATTGTTATAGTTCCATCTCTACCTTGATTGGCAGCACTACTTGTAACAATACCAACCACATCACCCACCTTATATCCATTTCCAGGTGCAGTTATAGATGGATTACCACTGATAGAATTACCAGATATATTTAAATCTAATTTTAATCCAGAACCTTGTCCTGTAATCGCAAACGTATCAACATTATTGGTGGCAGATGCTGTATTTGAATAATTAGATCCTCCAGTTAGAAGTGAAACTCCATCTGCAGAACTTCCAGTTCCTACAATCACAGCAGTGCTGCTATCATTTGTAGCAGATATTTTTCTACCTGCTGCAAGTTTTTGATTCACTGTTACATCATAATTAGTTGTAATACCAATTGAACCTGTTTTTGGTAAAGTTAAAATTGGGTTTTCAAGTAATGTTGGAATGTAACCATTTCTTGTGTTTAATTTAGGATTATTAAAGAATACAGACCCTTGAGTTGATGTGAATTTTGCTTTGTAAATTTTAAATGTTATATCTTGAGTTTGATCCTCAGTCCAAAGAGAACCATTCTGTGATTTAAATAATGCACCAGCAGCATATTGAGTGGTGTATAGTATAGATGCTCCAGGAGATGCGTCTGCAATAGTATTTGCATTGACTGCTGGTTGCCCATGTCTTCCTGTCCAAACGTTGTATGCGGTGCTCTGAGGAGCAACCAACACAAATGAATATGTTTCACCTGGTGGTAAATATACTGGATCAGGGAATGTGAATTTAGTTGGTATACTTGCTGTAACAGAATCTGCTTGGATTAATTCAATTTCATTACCATTTGCATCAGTTCCTTTTGGTTTTAAATTTTTACTTCTTCCTATGACTACCCTAGAAGGTCTAGCATCACCTGTTGTAGTTCTTATTTCACAACGAATAGGTGTATTTGCAACAGTATCCACTGTGGCAAAATAAACTTCGACTGCAGTTACAAAAGCACCATTTTTATCTTTATTTGCATCTTTGGCACTTGGTGCTTCCACATTACCACCAACGGTAAATGTTTGTGCTAATGGATCATCATCTTCTGCTATAACTCTAGTATCAATAAAGTTTGTAGTTTCAGTTATTGTTGTAGTTAACGTAATTGTATCTTGGAATTGTTCTACAGTTCCAGTAGCAGTATAATTACCTTCTGCAAATATAACTCCAAATTTCTGTGTTGGTTCCACATTTTCATTTGAAGGACTTGTTGTTATCTTAACTGTTTTAGATCCTGTAGAGACTCTTACTGGTGGAGATGGTTGTGTATAAGGGTCACGAATAAATATTGAACCGATAATTTCTCCATATGCGTCTGTTATTAATCTTGTATCTTTTACATATGCAGTCGCTCCACTCTCCTGTCCAATCAATTGACTATTTTTGGATACATAACCATAATATTGACCCTGTGACTCTTCAGACAATGCTTTAGTGTCTACGTTTAAAACAGTTGATGACTGACTATAATTTTTGGAAATTTTATTTACACCTAAAGAATAGGGATCACTAAAATATGCCTCTGAAGGGTTGTTAAATGATCCATCTTTGTGGTCAGGTTGACACACTCTAAAGACCGCAATTACGTTTCCTTGATCATTTAGTGCTCTTACGGTTTCACCTATCTTGAATGTTCCATTTGATCCATACTCTGTGCCATTTAAAACTGGTGTAATTTCAAGTAATTTTGGAACTACATCAAATATTCTTTGCCCATCCATGAATAAGTATGTTTGAACATAGTCCACAAATCCTTCTGCAACAAATTGTATGTTGGAGGATCTTATAAAATCATCTGCACTATTTGCTACTAAATTATTTTGAACTTCTCTTGTGGTATTTGATGTTCTTTCAACACTGGTTTCCCGAAAAGTTTCCCTACCATCTAGAAATCTTCTCCTAGCAAAATTTTGGAGTACTTGAGTTCCTCCCCAACCACGAAATTGTCTTGCTGCTCCTATGTCTGTGATTGTCCTATTTTGAAAAGTTCCTTGCCTTCGAACAATTCCTGTCTGTCTTATAATTCTGTCTGGAAGTTGAACTGATCTTGTCCAAATATCTCTCTGTGGTTCCAACTCAACATCACCAGTAAACACTGGAAGTTCATATGGGTTAACATTACAAGTTTCTGTTGCATAAACTTGTGTAATCCATTCAACCTCTTCATAGTTTAATGTGACAAGATTTCCTGTCTTTTTAACATTTGAATCAAATAATTCAAAATCAGTATTATAATCTAAGGTATCAAGGTTAATACTTGTTGCAGGTGTTAATTCAGATGATAATGTTTCTCTATTTCTAAAAGGTGTTAGCAATCCTCGATCTGGATTTACTTGAACAGATGATAAATTTCTATTGATAAAATTATAGTTTTTAAATGGATCTACAAAGAATCCAGTTTTAAATCTGTTTCTACCCTCTTCATCCTGTATTTGGAAAGTTTCAGCATTTACTTCTAAAAGAGATAATGTAGTTGTTTCCTCTAAATTAGAAACTCTTGATTCAATATCACCAATATCTCTCATTGTAAATCTTCTATTATCTACTATAGATATTTGTGCATCTTGAGGATTATAAAGATATGGTGGCAATGTAATTGTTGCCAAATCCATTGCATTATTGATGCTTGCTGGTGTCTTTGGACTGAGTGTTGATATACCCTTTTGATATACAAAGTCACCAAATTTGTTAAGGTAAACTTTATCTATTCTTGGTAGATAATACTCATAATTAGATACTGAATTTTCATTTGGAGTTAGATATCTAGATACTGATGTGCCACTAAAATCTCTTTGAGAAAACTCAAAAGGAGATCCAGTATCAGTAGAAGGATCATATACAGAAACTCTAGGTCTAAAATCAAATGTATCAGTAGCTCTTATATCACCTATTGAAGGAACATCATTTGTATATCTTTCCTTATCATAACTCCTGACGGTAAATACATCACCTTCATCATCACTTGCAACAGTATAGTGATCAAATACAATTATTAATTGTCCAGTAGGTTCTGGAACTTTTCTATTTCTAACTAATCTAGAATAATCATAATATTCATTTTTTTGTCCTTTATTTAAAGTAAATGAACTAGTAATATTTTTATACAAACCAATTGTAATTGATTCAATATCAGTCTTAATATTTGATTCTTCAAATACAACTGAGTCTCCTACACCAAATTTACCAGAAGTAAGATATACTATCTCTAATGTATTTGATGTTGGTTTTGAAACAACTCTTGCAACTACTTTTGAATCTTGATTTACTATATTTTCACCAATAACAGAATCTTCATTTACATTTGCAGTATTACTAAAAACTAATTTATCTAATGTTGGAGCATTTATACCTGTAGATTCATAAACTGCTAAGAATTTAACAACATCAGGATAGTTTAAAGATATTTCTCCATCCTGAACTCTTAATCCATATCGAGCATCAAAAGTTAAACCATCCTGAATTTGAGTGGTTCCGTCTCCTTGACCCCCTACAGCAATACTTCCAGATGTATCATATTTTGATCTAGTTACATTTATTTTTTGACTTCGAGTATAAGTTTTTAACTTTGATTTTACTTTACTTTTTGTAAGAGTAACCTGTGCTACTTGTGAAGCGCTTCCACCAGCAACATTTCTAATTACAATTTCACTACCATTACCATATTCAAAAGTATCATTTGTTATAGTAGCTGGAACTCCATTAGATGCATTAAAAACAGAGTATTTTTCTTGGTCAAATGTATCAAATATAATATTTGGTATATCTGGTATATCATTTGCTGCATTGATAGTTAAATCACCATTACCATCAGTGCTTTTAGTTACTTGTGATGTAATTGTCAACTTAGAATCTGTTAAATCAACATTTGCTATATTTGGATCCGCTAAAGGAACAATAAGTGCTCCAGAACCTCTAACGAGGGGTGCACCTATAAACATTGTAACTGTTTCTTCACTTGGGAAACCACCATCAAATAGACCAGTAACAGTTCCAATACCTGTTATTGACATAGAAGATCCATCATTTGCAACAGATACAACTTTATTATAAGTTTCTGTGCTAAATCCTGATCTAGTATATCTAACTATTGAACCTGTATTTACACCATTAAACGATCTTTGTCCTGATGTAACAACATTATTTTTAATTGTAACTTGACTAATACCATTAGGCATCTGAAATGTTTCTAAAACTGTATCAACGTTAAAATTACCTGTATCAGATAATCCTCTTACATCTTGTATTGTATGTGCTGTTACAACTCCTACAGTTCTTGGGGAATCAACACCATTAATTTGTATTTGTTCACCAGTAGAAAAACTTCCTGAAGTCTCATTCAATGTAATTGTTTGTGCACCACCTCCAGCATCAACCGCAAACCCACTTGCCCCACTTCTTTTTCCCTTAACAAAAGAACCTTTTGGCAATTCTGTATTGCTAACAGATTGATTTAAAAATATATCAGTATTTGTCTGAATATCAAATAATCTTAGTTCCCAATTTGTTTTACTACCTTCATATGGTGCGTCTTCTAAATTAAATGAATATACTCTTGCACTTCCTATATTTCCTCTACCAGAGTCAGATTTAAAACCATCATGTAGTTTAACTACACTTCCTTGAAGAGCTAATCCTTCAGCACCACCTGATGAAGGGACGTTAATCCTCAACAAGTTACCCATCTCAAAACCAATACCAACATCACTTCTGATACCAACATCTCTTGGTTTATCAACATCTATTATGGTTGTTCCAACCTTTTCAATTTCATATCCTTTTACATATGCTTCACCTGTAGATAATTTCAAGCACATCAAATCATCTGATGGTGTATTATTTTCATCTGTCGTATCATCATTAAAAAATAATCCACCATTTCCTAAACCATTATTCAATGAATTAAAAATACCCATTTGAAATGGTTCTACACTATAATCTCCAGATTCATCAAATGTTCTTTCTGCCAGATAATCACGAATTTTATTATAATCACTTTTTGTTTGTAGTTTTTTTAATTTTCCTTCATCAGTTCTCAACAATTCGATGAAGTCTGCACCAGTATTATCTGATAATGATCTTTTAGATAAGGTTAATTTTATTTTTAATCTATCAGCACCAGGTGCTGCGAAGTTACTAAATCCTTTGGCATTATCAAATAAACTATTGTCTTCTTTTGCATTAATAATTAATTCTTCAACATCTAATCCAACTTTATATGAAGGTTCATTAGTATAATGATCTAATATTATAGTTTGATCTGAAACATTTACAAAAAACCCTCTTACAAAATATATTCCTTGTGAAATAAAAGCAGCAGAACCTACTGCAGTCGCATCTGTAGAAATTAAAGATGCAAAAGGAGTATTGGCATTGATTGTGGAATTTCCATATACTACATTTTCATTACAACTTAAACTTTCACCATCAGTGAAACTGCTAAATTCTGAATTTTTATCAGCACTCAAATAATTTACATATAATGTAACATCATTAACATTAATATTATCTGGGAGTGCAATAAATTTAACAACAGCTTCAATTCCAGATTCGCCACCTTTAATTCTCTTTCCTAAAAAATTATTAATGTAAACTGATATATCAATACTAAAATTAGTAATATTTAACTTTACAGCACTGAATTGTGTATCAAATCCAACTCCACCAGGTATTACCATTGAACCTTCTTTGAAGACATGATCTCCAAAATTTTCAACTTGATTTTGTAATATTGATTGTAATTGTGTTAATTCTCTAGCTTGAACTGGAAATCCAGGCTTATACAATACCTTATAAAAGTTCTTATCACTTTCAAAGTCATCATAGTATGGACTTGCATTTAAATTAATTTTTTGTGCCATTTTTTTTAGAATTCCAGAATGATTTTAACGTCTTCTTTTTGTCTTACATTTCTAGTGACTTCTTTTCGGTTGTCAATGTAAATTATATCACCTGTCTTTTTATTTATTTCAGGATCAGCCAGACCATTTTTAAATTCAACACCTAAGTTGATATTTTTATTACCAACAGTTGTAGTTATACCTTGAAAATCTTCATCTACCGATCCTGAAAATACAAGATTACCACCCGATTTACAAAAAATTGAATTTCCACTAGATTCAAAAGACAATTGACTTGCTGTAGCATCCATATTCGCATAATCAGTTGTATCATTAGTGCTCTGATTCAAATTCAAAGATCTATCTTGAATATATTTTAGAACAAATGTATCTTGATCATATGATGCAATTGTTCCTGATGCAATAGTATCACTAGATGACATTTTTTGAGTAATACCCAAACCAACTAATTGATCAAAAGTAACACCACTAGGACTAATCGCAGAAGTTAATTTTATAGATGATAAAGATGAAAACTGAGATGTTGTTAAAATGCCTGATGTAGGTTGTTCTGGATTTTTAATTATACCGACTTGACCAAAATGAGTATCAGTTGGAAAATCTTTTGTGGAATCATCAAAACGAGAATAAACTAAAACCTTATCAGCACCAAGTTCATTGTAGATATCAAATCCATGACCCTTGGATGGAGGAATAATTGGTATTAAATTGGCACGTTCACTTTCAATTCCATTAAAACTCACACTAGATAAATCAACCATTGCGAAAGTATAACCAAATCCACCAGCAGTAACTATAACATTTGTAATTATATTACCATCAACAGTGACTAATGCTCTCGCACCAGTTCCGTCTCCAAGAATGTTACATGAATATGATCCATCAGTATAGTTATTACCTTGATTTTTAATATAAACCGTCTTTATTTGGTTTTTATTAATATCAGAGTCTCCCGATTCTCTTACTGATTGTATTTGAGGATCTGTTGAGGTTGACCAATCATTCGGTAAAATGATATACTCAATAGAATCAAACTTTACAACATCACTAGGACTAACTGTAAATAGATATTTCCATATGTAAGGATCCTGTGTTCCAGCAGCTGCTGGTTCTAAATCAGTAAATGTTGGTTCATCTAAAGATTCAACAGCTTTGGCATCTGCTGTGCCTGGTTCACCTAAACTACCATTATCTAAACAAATATAAACTTTAAATTCAGAAGTTATAACATAGTAATTGGTTTTATATAAACTTCCACTTTTTGAAGTAGGTGCTTCATTATCAACTGGTCGATAATCATGTCGATACATATCATATGACTGATTAGCAACCCATGAATGTTTTTTTACAACTCTTCTAAGATTTGCAGCAGTTATTTTTTTACCGAATAGTGAAGTATTTCTATAATGAGATAAGTATTCTTGATTGTCAATAGGACTTGGAGTATTAGTATTCCAAGTGTCTGTTCTACCAAAACCTGTTGCGTTTGGATTTGGTAGTCCTAAAAATACATAATAAGAATTATTAGAATCTAATACAGAGTCTACAAAATTACCTGCGTTTGCTATTCTAAATTGATCTGTTACTACGGCGGGCATATTAATAGTTTTTTAGATATTTATACAACATTTTTTAGTTACATTCATTTATACATCATTCAGGTTGTAAAGAACCAGTTTGATCGAATGTTTCTGCTCCACCTATTCTCTTAATTGTTGGGAATGTTGATATACCAACTCCTGTCGTTACTCCAACAGTATTACCAGTCACTCCAATTGATATGGGATTAGATCCCCTTACAAAACCAGATATTTTACCAACTGAGTATTTACCAACTGGACTTGTTGCACTACCAGTGCTAGTTAAACCTGCAGTAGCAGTTCCTGAGTGAATTAAACATGTAATAATTCCAACTCCTGATGACACTACGTGAGGATTACCTGCCACAATATAAATGTTATCAACAAATGAAACACCAAGTCCCACAGTGTCAGAATTAACACCACTAGTATTAATTGAAGTAAGACCAGATCCACAACGAGTATCAAAGATGTAAATTGGATTTCCAATAGAGATTGGATCAAATGTGGAAGTGTTATCACCTCTAATATCAAATTTAAGACCTAATTTACCTGATAAGGTTGTTGTTCCAATACCACTAATCTTTCCAGTATTCGTTTGTATACCTAAAACAGTTCCACTTGCAGTTGTTACATCTTCAAAAGTGTTAGAATATGTAAATGGACTTGATATTAAAACTTGAGGTGCTATAGTATATCCCAAACCTGCATTATTTGGAACAATAGATGTAATGGTACCTCCAGCACTAATGGTTGCGGTAGCTGTTGCAGTGCTCCCAACTCCAACAATTGGATTTCCAGCATCTATCTTACCCAAGTTAGCTCGTATGGTTTCTGGTGGTGCTGATATTTTGACAGTAGGTGCAATCGTATAACCAGAACCAAAATTAGAAGTAGTGAATCCTGTTACAGTTCCTGCTGTAGAAACATTAGCAGTTGCTTTGGCTGTTGTAAAATCAATTTGATTTCTCTTAGAAAGTGAGAATGCGAATGATGGATCACTATCACCTTCATAATTAAATATGTCTGTGCTATCAACGAATAATGTGGTATCAGAAATTGATAAATTACTAATTACTTTTGCTGTAGGTGTAATTCTTGGTTCAAGACTCCTTCGTTTTTTAGAAACTAAGACTTTATTGATTACTTTATCTTCTTTTTGTTTAATTAAAGATAAAGGACGGAAAACATCTTCATTTACACCCCTTCCAAGATAAATGTTTGTTTCTAATTTTTGAGATGTATTCAAATTTAATACTGTTCTTTTTTCCTGATTTTTAATAGTTCCAATTCCAGATACTTGAACTTCATCACCAGGTTCAATAGTTAAAGTTTGTGCAAGGTTCACTATGGAATCTTCACCAGAGGTTCCTTTGTAGAACAATATGGTAACATCATCCTCCCCTAATAATGGTTCTGCAAAACTTATAAGATTACCACCAACAATAGTATAATTTGATTGGGGTTCTTGAATCACACCATTTACAATAACTAAGAATACATCTTCAATTTTAACACTTGATTGTAATGATTGATTTAATTCTACACTTACTAATTGTCTATTAACAAATAATGAGAAATTAGTTTTCTGCCCATCTTGAAGATCTTTAATTGAATCAATATAATCAAAATCACCAAATTGCCATAAAGCAAAAGCATCATTATATGTTTTTTCGACAGTTAAGGTAGATCTTTCGAGAAGATTATTTAATCCCCTCTCAGTAACCAATCCGACTGGTTCTATAACATCACCTTCTTGGAATGCGAATCCCTTATTAACTATTTCATATTCAGATACTTCAAATAAAGTTGATCCTATACCTGTTACTGGTTTTACTATTGGATTGACTCTTAGATCAGTGCCAGTAATAGTTGTGATACCTAATCCACGTCTTGAAATACCTCTAACTTGTAAATTAGAGTATGATGGTTCAGAAACAAATATTTGTGGATCTTGGTAATTGGTTCCTCCACCACCTACGATTGTAAATGCTAATGTTCCACCAACACCCACTGACGCAGTAACTGTTCCTCCAGTTCCAACATTAACTCCAACATTAACACTAAATGTATTATCATCTATTTTTGTGACTGCTAATGTTTCACCTGAAGCTGGATCAGTTGATCTTGGATATGGATGAACAGTTTCAAAATTATCCCTTGAACATGAGAATAATATACTTGCATCTGTAATTGTAATAGTATTGGAATTTGTTAAACCATGATTTGGAGATGTGAATATTAATATTCCTGTTACAGGATCATATGAAGCATTTGTAGGTGTCAAATTACCTGCTGATGTTATGGATATTGCATTTGTATTTGCAGATATGAAACGATGTTCATATCCAAGATCTTGAACAGTAACTCCAATTGAGACTATGTTATTATATCCAGATCCAAATGTTAATTTGGGGAAGAATGGATATGCGTCACCAGCAGTTGTGCCTGAACCAGTGTAATTAAATGTTGTATCAGTTTTTCCAACACTAATACCAAAAATATTTGTGGCACCAACAGATACTATTTGGAATTCAGATTTTTTAAGTGTTAGAACGGGACTGAAACCTATATTATCAATCAACACAAAATCATTTGAATTTTTAAATTTATGCTCATTCTTTGTTCTGATTGACATTATTCCAGTAGATTTATTATAAACTGCATTTTCAACTATCAAATCAGATCCACTAAATGCAACTCCAACAATGTCTGTTATTGATCCACCTACATTCACTAGTGGTTTAACTACAGCAGGAACCAAAGGAGCATATCCCAATCCATTCACAGTATTTCCTATTGATATAGGAACACCACCTCTTGGTAATTCGTTAGTATTAATATTATTTGAGGTAAATACAGATCCATCATTAGATGTAATTCCTGTAAATATAACAGTCGTTACCCCAGTTGCACCACTACCACTTTCAATCAATTTAAAGTTTTTATTAGGATTGAGTTCAGTAGATGGTGATTGGAATATTCCATTTATAAACAATATGCCTGATCCACCAGTTGATCCAATTCCAATTGTATTTGCACCACCAACCTTCAAAGTAAAACTTGATGTAACTCCTGTAAACTGATCCGATACATCATCATATATGGCATTTGATTCATAATTATTTCTAAGATATACCCTTCCAGAAAATTTAGAAGTTGCAATATCTAAATCATTTATATTCTTACTTTTAGTTATGTCACCTCTTGGGGGTTTAGTAAAGAATAAGTCTTTACCTACAATATTATATGATCCTCTAAATCTAGAAACTGTTGTTCCATCTGCGTGTGTTGTCGGAGATGTTCCAACAAAAGATCTGTTGACTTGAACAGACTTAAATGTTCCTGATGATCCAACAGTACCTCCACCTGTGGTAGCAAAACCAACTCTAACAACTTCCATGAGTTCATCATCTACCTTTAGAATATCAGATACGGAAATTGTAGATATTCCACTTAAATGAATTATAGTTGTAGCTGCTCCAATCTGAGATCCTACATTACTATTCAATTCATGTGTCACATCAGTTCTTATCAGTGGATATTGTGCTACATCATCAATTACGATTAAAGCTTTTTCATTTGATTGTGCCATACTAAACTCATGAGCATTACCTTCACCAGGACTCATGAAAGTAACAGCTGTTCCTGCCTTTGTGGTTGATATAAAGAAAGAATCATTTTGAGAATTTACCACAAATACTTTTGAAGGTAAGGTATGAATACCAACTCCAGTTAATTTGTATTGAAGTGCAGTAGATCCAACTCCTACAAAAGTTGATTTTGGTTCATAAACTAATTCTTCATTATTCCTGAAAAAATGATTTGGTATGGTAAATTTACCAGTTCCCTGATTTAACACTGAGGATTGAGAAGGATCAAAAGACTTACCAAATATTGATACAGAGTTAGTTTTAGGTGTAAACTGTGTTCTTTTTATTCTATCACCACTTATAGAATTATATAAAACAACAGAATTACTTTCACTTACAACACCATAAGTTAGATCTTCTGGAACATTTACGGTATCCATTTTTGTGTAGAAACACTGATTCAATGAAACTACTGTTGTTACTCCAACTACATTATCAGGGAAAAACTCAATTAAGAAATTACTTCCAGATAACTTAGCACCAAAAGTTCCTAAACCAGATGATGAATCATATTCTGATGTTTTATCCTTTGTAACTGATAATGATCCAGATTGTTGTGCATATGCATTCACTCCATCATGTAAGAATAATACCTCATGAATTGCTTTAGATGAACCTATACTTACCTCAACATTAGATTTTACGGCATTAAACAGTGCATTGTTTAATGTGCTTAATGTTGAAACACCAATGTTGCTAGTTGATACTCCAGAATACAATACTGTTCTTTCTGATTCATCCTCTTGATTAATTGATTTAAATCTATATGTTCCGTCTGCGACACCAGTAGTTCCTATACCAATTATTTTTGATTTTAACTTTAATCCTGTTGAACCATTATTTTCATAACTTAAAATGAAATTACCACCAGATACTGATGAAGTAATAATTCCCAATTGATTTAATGATAAAGGAGTATTGTCAGAAGATACATATTTTTCTGATAGGAAAGTATCAGTGCTTGAATGGGATATGAACGTTTCTACCAGATTACTTTCAACTTCAATATTATCCACTACATGTATCATTGCATACACGGATTCAAAATTACTCACTGGGAAAGTAGCAATAGTAGTGGTTATTCCAGCAGGACAGACTTGAATTCTAGAAGTAAGATTAATTGGTCCTATAGAAGAAGTTCCAACACCTACAGAAGTAGTGTTAAATTGTGAGGATGCTATTTTTAAATCATAATCTACATTATTTGTTGGATCAGGACTTGTGCTAGGTGTAAATCTTAATTTAGTTATCTCAGTTGAAGTATTTTCATTTAAACTATATCCAACAAAATTATCAGTTTCGTCATTCTGTAAATCAACTCCTGCATTATTTAAATTAGATTTTTGTATTAAGAAATTATCATTACCATCACCTAATAATATTAGATCTGATATTTCTATTTTATTAAACAATGCAGTATTACTTTTGGTTACTATTAAAAGGTTATTAAATAATTCTGTTTGACTAGAAGTTGGAAATTCAAACAAATCTAAGAAGTTATCGGGATTACCTTGAAGATTAGTAAATTCATTACTAATATCATCCATAATAAGAACATCATTTGTTTTACATTCGATGTAGTCTGACAATCTTATATCATTAAACAGTATAAATCTACCAGTATCACCTGAAACATCAGTGTCAACAACTAAGTCTATATTTTTTATCTCATCAACTCGTTTTTCGTCAAATAAATCAACTATGATACTAAGACCACTAGTTACACCAACTGTAGCAGATGTGGATGAAATTATACCAGTATCAGCAAAATTTTTCATACCACTAGTATGTAAAATATTATTAACAGGAGTTTTTAGAGTATCCCATTCAATTGGACTTTGAATTGAATAAGACATATTCTGATAATAATCATTATCAGGTATTACTTGAAAGTCTTCATTCAATTTACCTATACTATCATTCCATCCAAGATTTTTTAGTATAGAGAAATCTATTTTTAATCTACCAGTGTTTTTAGTAATTTTTGATACTTCACATTGAACTCCCGAAACTTGACCTGTGAGAATATCACCCACCTTTAACTTCTCAGCGTTTAATATTTTTAATTTTCCTATGGTTACTCTTACAATTTCGAAATTACCAATTATATCAAAACCATTTCTAACAACATTTACTCTCTCACCTTTTACAAAATCAGATTGCTCTTGAGTTAAAAAGAAAGTAGGATAATCCAATGCATTGATAAGATTTGTAAAGGTTGTTGGAACCGTTTGTGCTATACCAGTTTTAACGGGATTACTTTCAGTTGAAAATTCTGATAAATCAATTGTAACTTCATCTTGACCATCCACCACGTTTTCATCATA